CATGACGGGCGTTAGGGGTTAACTTACTGATTTTAATAATCCTCCCGTACTGTTCTCGTGGCTATGGGGCATCAATGGGGCAAAATCTGCCAGCTTCTGATTCAGCATTGCGATCTGCTCTGCGCTGCTGTCAGCCATCCATGCACCGTAAACATTGAACACCATCTGCGCGCTCGCATGTCCCATCTGACTGGCAATAAAACTCGGGTTTGCACCAGCAGATAATGACCAGCACGCATAGGTATGCCGTGACTGGTACGCCTTTCTGTGTCTGATCCCCGCGCGCTTAAGTGCCGCTTCCCATGAGTCGCCTACTGAATCGACCCGGTAGATAAATCCGACCTGCTTACTGCGTCTGACCACATGCGGGTTAAAGACGAATGTACACTCATGGTTCACCGAACGGCCGTACTCACGTAACTGAACTTCAATGTGATGTTGCCTGCCCAGCCTTGTCATTTCAGCCTGATTTTTCAGGATGTTGATTGCGGGCTGGATAAGATGCACCACTCGATCTGTGCTTGCCTCGGTTTTCGGTAGAGTGAACTCACCAAGTTTCGTATAATTACGCCTGACGGTAATTGTTCCCGCCTTCAGATCGATATCTTCCCAGGCCAGGGAGACCAGTTCCCCGTGACGCATTCCTGTGTACACTGCTAATGACCACAGGTTTTTAGTCTGCTGATGCCGGCATGCATCTATCAGGCGAATAAATTCATCACGAGAAAGAGGATCTGGTTCTGCCCTGGCTTTTTTCAGAGGCTTAATTCCCTCGAATGGGTTCACTTCTAAGTAGCCGTGATCCGCAGCAAACTGAAACATTCCGGCCATTGTCGTCATGTAATAGTTCACAGTAACAACGCTTCGCCCTTTTGCCGGGGATTTGTTTTTCGTCGGATTCTGGTAACCAGTTAGCAAATCTTTCCTGAGATACAGCAATTCCTCTTTGGTTACTGCTGACACCAGGCGATTACCTCCGATCCTCGGCACCATATTCCTTGCGACGGACTCATAGCGATTGAATGCGTTCGCGCAGATTTCCATCCGTTTCAGATCCAGCCACTTTTCTTCAAGTTCTTTTACTGTAATGTCTTTTTTACTTACACCAAAAGCCTTGAGGTTAGGGGAGTCAGGAAACTGGGTTGCATAATCAAAGGTTCCTGTGCGGATGGCAAAACATACTGATGTCCGCAGTTCCCCGGCTAGCTTCCTGTTCTTAGCGGTGTCAGGGACACCGAGACTTTCCCTGACACGCTTACCTTTAAAATTAAACCAGATGCGTAATGTGCCACCGTGGTTTTCGACGCCTGTTGGATATGTGACTTTATCCATTGGTGTTACCTCCAGACGCCCAAGAGCGATACGAGCTTACCTTTTTCATGGCATCAAATCACCCTGGCTGCTTGCTTTTCATTGAAGCGACCCAGGCATCTACAGCCTTTCTGTTATACATGCACTCACTGGAAGGTTTAGGATTCCCGTCAGGTGAGACGTGGATATACTCCCTCCCGACCATCCAGCATTCTTTTCTTGCCCGGAGGATGGTACCGGGCTTGAGCCCGGTAACCGCGATAAGAACGCTTTCACAAACCCACTCGTTGGGGGCTAACTGGAAAATATTGCTCATATACACGCCTCACACCACGTCAAGGCCACGGCAGTGGCGCCACACATCAAACATCCGCTTTACTACTTCCCGGCAGTAGAAACCGTCGCAATCCCGCGTAAGGTCGTAACGGCTCCCGTACCGTTGGCGCACCCATATTTCGAATGCCTTGTGCATTACTTCACCTCCGCAGATAACGTCGTTACAATTACATGCTGGCGCGCATTGGGTTTTATCAGGAAAACAGCCTTTTCATGCCTCAGTCCGTATCCACCTTCACGTTCGCAGCGCGCGACAGAAGCACACAAAGAGCGGGGAATACCTTTCTTGCTGGCATCAAATACCCATGCGTTTTTGAGGTCGAGGATCAGATTTCCTACATCGCCACCGATGCGTTCGATATAACGTTCAATAGCGTGAACAGTCACCATGTAGTGGCGAAACTGAACACATCCGGAGGCGGTCATTATTGGCGTAGTGGTGGTCATCACTTCACCTCAACGCCGATCCCGGCGATAACACAGGCTCGCTCGATCGCTTCTTTTACCCAACGCTTATAGCTTTCCGGGTGGAATGCCTCGTTTTTTCCCGTACCGCTCCAGAATGCCTTTGAGCTGATATCTGGCATGGTGATGGTCAGTCTTTTCTTCTCGATAACTCCGGAGTTTTCGCAAAAAGTTAATGCGTCGCGTAGTTCTTTAACGCACGCGTAGTTTTCTGCATTATCAGGATCACCGGTACGATGTTCAGCTTCTTGCCGGCACCATTTGATGACCTTCTCAGCGGCTGCGTGGAGACGCTGACGTTGCCAGTCGTAATCGTCAACAACACCCAGAAAGTGAAGATGTTTTTCTTCCACGATTTTTATTTTTTCGCGTAGATGCTCCATCTCCGCCGCCATGTAGTAACCTGTTTTGCTCCAGGTATCTACATCATCGCCGGTCATATCCGGTTCCATGGTCGCCATCAGAATGGCATCGTGATAATCACTACTACCGCTGGTTATCGCAACGGCGTAGGTATCACTATTTTCGCGCTTATGGATAAGTACGACAGGATTCTGAATTTTGCTCATTTTGCGCTCTCCTGTTCGGCTTCGATGATGGCATCGACCGCCATCATCAGAGTGCTGGCGAGGTCGTCGTAATCCTGCCAGGCATCATTGCTGAAAAAATTCGTGAGCATTACCGGAGCCAGGCAGGAAGTCAGGTATTGTCGGTAAGTCATTCCCCCGGGAGTCGCATTGCTCTGATTTGGATAGGCATAGTGTCGGCCGTTCTTCATCGTGTTACCTCCCGCTGAACAGTTTTGTATGCCCGCAACATATCGCGGGATTTGCCGGACAAAACCGTCTTCATGAAGAATATTCCACTGCGGTTTGCAACTATTCCTAAGGTTGAAAAAAGAGCAGTATGGACAACCCGGTTATGCTTCCTGAATTCAAACGCGGTGCTGGTGATCACTATGTTTGCTACGGCACCGTAGTCCTGGTATTCGATTTTCACGCCAGATGCTCCTCAACAATTTTGAAAGCATCATCACGGCACGGCATCACGACGAACTCAGGGTTACCGTATATGGTGTTGATAACGGGATCGAACTGAATGCGTACCGCTCCAGCCTCACCTGAAGGGCGTAACTGGATGGGAATAAATTTTCGCTCGCGACCAAACATCTTTTCTGGATAGCTGAGATATTCAGCCTGGATAACCGGATTGATACTGAAATCCACTTTTTTTGGCATAACGCGATCCATGTCGGGAAAGCGTCCATCGACCAGCTTGATGCCGGTGATCGAAATCCGGCGTTCGAATGCGTCGCGGTGAATAGCAAATGCTTCTTTGTTAAATACCAGTTCGGTCGTTTCTGCTTTTGCGGGAACCTGGCCTTCAAACTGAATAATGATGTTTTTCTTCGTCCGGATGCCGTGCTCCATGCGAAGCGCTACATGCCCGTTAGTGGACTCGATATATTTCGGAGTGATATGCACCCCGTTCAGGTAGTAACGGACATCGTTTTTTGCAGCGCATACCAGAGCCGCGCGAAGCTGTTTAGACTGGATGATCATGCTTCCACCTCCTCGAAGATCTCTTTCGGATCCTTACGCAGAACGAAGCCGCCAAACTCAGGATGCTGCCAGCGCTTGCGTTTACCGCTTGGGCGAACGGATTCTTCCAGCAGCACCTGAAAGGCATTCAGGAATGATTCACGATGCACACACAGACCGCGAATGCCAGGTAGCTGTCTTGATGGCAGGTTTGAGAACTGGACAAGGCGACGGCAGGAAGGATCGGACAGACCGGTTTCCCACGAAATCTTATGCACCGGAGCAAACTCAGCATCGGTATTCACGAATTCAGTCGAACTAATTCGTTGCTGTGCCTCTGCGGGAGATACGCTCGCAGCAGCAACCAGGTTAGTACCGCTGACTTCCATCACTGCTTTCATCGTCGCTGATGCGGTTGCTTCGGCCACAACGCGGGCCAGTGAAAGAATGTCATGGTTCATGCTGATTTCCTGCTGGTGTGATTTAGCTACCGGCACTTCTTTGCTGTATGTGCCTGTAGTCATGATGGCAGGGAGTACATCCTCACATACCCAGTCCTGTACGCGTTCAGCGGATGGAAGCTGGCTGCGTAGGATAAGGCGGAACAAATCGGCCTGACCAGCAAGCTGAGTACCGCGCGGTTTTTCACCAAAACCCAATTCTAACGATTCGTTATAATCAAGTTTAATCAACGCCTTGCAGTGGTCTTTCAGCGCTTTTGCCGGGTTCGTATAACCGAGGGATTTAGCCAGTTCTACAGCATCAAAGGCTGGCCTTCCCTCATAAAGAATTCCGCTCATCGAAAAATTGAGTTCCTCTGAGCTGAAGGTCATTAGTTGGTTATTCATCGTTATTTCCCTCAGTGTAAAATGTGTTGAACGGGTGTTGCTTCCCCAGCGCGAATGCGAGTGGCAAGATCCGTAAATATGTCGTCTAAAAATTCTGCAAACCACGAATGACCGTCTTCTTTCAGGCGCTGATCGTTGGCGGAGTAGAACTGGAATACAGCCAGATATCTTTCTTGTGGTTTTTGCTCGATCAGTGCGCCTTCTACGTGTTCAATAAGCAGGTTCTCGATAAGCTCCCGCGTTAAGCCAAAAACAAACTCACCGGCTTTAAACTGATACTCACCGTCACGAAGGCCCCAGCGTTTTTCACATTCAATCAGGTAAAGCAGGGCGACAGTTCCGCGCATGGAGTAACAAACGGTTTCAGCCCATTCATGCTGCTCTTCAGTTGTCAGCGTACCTTTGCCGTAACGATTTTCATCGAGCATCCACGCGGGGATGTGCGTACCGGACTGCTCCTGCATTTCTTTCAGTCGGGCAACTAGCTGCTTTACGTTGTCGTTTTTATTGGTACTCATCGTTTTAATTCTCCGTTATACGTTTCATGACTCATTACTTCCCAGTTGCGGCCATTGTCTTTCGATAGCAGCCGCCAGCGCGGATTAACCTTCAGACTGAGAAATCCGGTGCGACACATACGTCGTGCATATACTCGCTTCCGTCGGTATCGCAGCAGGACCTGCATTGCCTGCAGGTGTACGCGTTCAGGTATTCGAATTGCTGTCAGGGCCATTGTCATTGCCTCCTGCTGGTGGGGTTACCGAGTAACCGGCGCGTTCAGCCATCCACAAAAAAGTCTCCAGCGATGCTGTAACCTCGCCGTTCTGAACTGGGCGCGCGTGGATAACCTTTCCGTTCTCGATCGTCAGCACGATATTTACTGGTTCGTGCGTGATAATTGGTGTCTGATCACTCATGGTTTGTCTCCGCTGTGACTGATTTTTTCTTGGCAAACTCAACCAGCTCAGAAATGAGCTCGTCGATTAATACCTTTCCGCTTTCTGTCAGGAACTCACCTCTGCCATTCACATCTACAGCGCTGCTGTAAATTCCTCGGATGGCTTTTACACCTTCAATATTTCCGTACTCACTGAGGATCATTTTTTCGAATCGTCTCAACAGGCCATCAATTAGTATTTCTGTTAATTCGATAGTGTTAATTCCACCCTTAGGCATATTAATGATGATGCAGGTACTTCCTGTTTTTCGCTGATGGCGTAATAGCGCAGATTTTAGAATTCTCTGGCGATACGTATTGATTAAGTTATTCACGTCGCTTTTCCTCTGCTTCACACCAGTACAATAAATTCGCCGAAGCATTAAGAGCCATACCTAGCAAAGAATTCTTTTGATTTGTGTTTAACTCATTATTGCTTATTAATATTTCAAGAATGGTGTTGAGGTTCTCTGCCTATAAATGAATTTCATCTATCCCTGCCGTTTTTGGATTCCACATTTTCTATCTCCCATATGCTTTTTTTAGATACAGCAGGGCTATTACTTCGTAACCACAGGCAGCATAAAGACACGCTGTTTTGTATGCCGATTTATCAATGATGAAAGTCATATGAAGCGCCTCACATATAAAGATGCGACTACTCGACCGTGAATTTTTATATCTTTCTGTTCATCGGCGTTTAGAGTGAAAGTTTCGTAATGATGATTGTCAGAAATAATTCTGATTGCGCCTTCAGCTAATGGCTCTATTCTCTTAATGAACAAGCAAGGTCGACCGAAAGCATCCATCGTATAAACATAAATGCCAGGAGTGAGCGCACGGCCACCGCAATCAACGAACGCCACAACCTCACATGGTTCGATGGTCGGCTGCATGGAATCACCTTCCATCCGGCAGCTTTGAACGCGGTTGCCAAAGTCATTAATGTTGTCAGATCCGAACAGCATTTGAGGCGTTTTTATTGGCTGATTAATTGCGATAGCGTTTTGCATTTTCATTTCCTCAGGGTGAGTTTTTCCCCACCCAAAAAGGTGTTAATTATTAATAGTTGACTTAATTAGTTAGTTAAATAGCAGCGAACATTTTCTTAATGTCAGGATGGTCATCAATGATTTTTTTAGCATCATCACATGCCTCATCATATGACTTGAAGAAATCAACTAATACAAAATAATTATCGATGCGTTCGTAAACGGCGAACTCCATCTCTCCAACAAATGTTGTATTAAATTGGTAATTAAATCCTTTCTCGCAAGGCTGTACTGCATAACAATAAGACCAGTGCGTATTGGCTGCTTTGAGCTTGGCGTGAATATCAAATTCCTGGCTTGCTGGGTTTGGTTGGGAGGTTATGTTCATCTCATTGGCTCCGTTGTTTGCCGATGAAATGAGAATACTTAAGTATTAATTGAAGGTCAATGGTATTAATACAAAAAGAATAATAGTTTTCTTATGTATTTGTTATTGAAGATTATTTTAGTAATAAAAAAGCCGACGCTATGGTCGGCTTGGTGGTTTTTTGAGAGCGGATCAGAAGATTGTTGATACCCAAAACAGTCTTCCTAAAACCTCAAGGCTATCCATGTCTACTTCTTCATCAGGGTATTCATCAGAGTTATAGCTTCTGATTGTCACCTTATCTGGCCCAGATCTGTAGAGGATTTTTAACCTTTTCCATCCACCTTGGTTGATGCCGTAAATTTTACCATCAACGATACGCTTGTCATGGCAGTTTATGGCAACAGTAGAGCCATCAGCGATCACTGGCTCCATGCTATTTCCGTGTGCAGCAAAGCATAGAACGCCATCACCATCACTATTAGCTCCCACCTTTCGCAATGTTGCTTTGGAAAACCTAAGTTTTTTGCCATTGTAATCATCATTAAGAGCGCTGCCATCTCCACATGCGAACTCGATATCCTTCAAGTAAGGCACCTCTACCTCATCATCCTCAAGCGGCGTTTGCTTATCCCATGGATCTATACCAAACATCCTTTGTTCTGGAGTTTTTGCGGGCCCCATGGTGCCTTCACCAGTGCTTAACCATATTGGATCTACATCCAACGCTTTGGCTATATCCACGATTTTTCCGCTGGACTGAGCTTTTCCTGAGGTTAGTTTTTGTATGGCCCCCTGGCTTACCCCAACCCTATGCGCTAATTGACTTTGAGTAGCCCCGGCATGAGCCATCGCCAGCCTTAGTCTTTCTGCAAGTGTGTTCATCTAAGTATCTCCGATTTCTGTGCATATTTAATACCACAGGATTAACCATGGCAAGCGGATAATACTTGATTAATTATTCCTTTGGTATTATTTTATGTCTTTAATATTAATACTAAGGGCTTTGTTATGACTGATGAGGTTTTTGAATCCCCAATGGCGAAAGCCGTGTACGTTGCTGGTGGGCAAAGTTCGCTTGCTAAAAAGGTTGGCGTTACGCAAGGAGCGGTCTGGAAGTGGGTCAGGGGGATTAAGAAAGTTTCTCCGGTCCATGCAGTGGCAGTCTCAAACGCAGTTAATGGAGTAGTTAAGCCTCATGAACTGCGTCCTGATTTGCCGACTCTTTTCCCGCACCCGGGCAATGAGGTGTGATATGTCGCACTCAATCACTACCGAAAACCAAATTAAGCAATTGGATATCGATTATCGCGATCCGCGCGGTGTGATTGTGCATGTCACCGGTTGGAATCGGGATAAGCAGCAGGTTTATTTCACCAGGCAGAATTATCCGCATGAATGTATGCAGCCTGTCTGGAAGTTCCAACAATATTTTACGAAGGTCTCGGAGGCGCAAAATGCGTGATTACGGAAAGGTGTCTCCTCACTTCTGGATTGGCAGAACAGGCAAAGAGCTGCGTCAGGCTGGACCAGAGTCACAGCTTGTGGCGTTGTACCTGCTTACCAGTCCGCACGCCAATATGATCGGTCTTTATTACATGCCCCTTGCGTTCCTGTCTCATGAGACTGGATTAACCATGGAAGGGGCTAAGAAGGGGCTTAATAGTGCCATTAAAGCCGGGTTTTGTAAGTACGACGAGCATTCAGAGATGGTGTGGGTCATCGAAATGGCAACGCATCAAATCGGCGAGGCACTGAAACCCGGAGACAAGCGCTGTACAGGAGTACAAAACGAGTACAACAAAGTATCTGATAACCTTTTTCTTTCAGAGTTTTACGAGAAATATTCGAAGCAGTTCAATATGACTTGTCCCCGTAGTAGTGAGCTCCAGATTCCGGATGTAAATGAAGGGGCTTCAAAGGGGCTTGCAAGCCAAGAGCAGGAACAGGAGCAGGAGAAAGAACAAGATCAAACTAATTTGTCCGATTCGAATCGGACCGATGGCGATAAACCTGACGATTCGAAAGGTAAACCTGCACAGGAAAAGCCTGATTCAGAATCTGAAGATGCTGAGTGCCTAGATCCAGTCGATGCCGCTTTCGAAAATATTTTTTGGGGGGCAGGCCTGAGGAAGGATGCCAAGGTCAAGGCTAAGTCAGCGTTCAGGACCAAATATCGCGACTGGAAAAAAGCGAACCGAGGTACACCTGATAGCTTTGCCGTAATGCTGGCAGAAGATATCCGCGTCCGAGCAAAGGCGCAGCAAATGGGCTTCGACAAGCTCCTTCCAGCCTCATACCTGAACGGTGAGCGCTGGAACGACGAAAAGCCACAGGGATCCCCTCAGATATCTGCAGGCACAAACGCCGTTGGTGGGGTAGGAGCGTCCTGGTACGCCAAACCCAATGACGGTTCGGCTGAGGTGTTTATCAGTCAGGCCGCAATTGACCGCATGAAACGTGGAGTTAACCGCCCATGAAAACAACCCTCAAGCGTGTCCTGGTTGCTGGTTATAACTGTGGCTTTCTGCGCGAGGGATTCGTGACGTGGTGCTTTATAAAATTTGATTTACGGAGTGTCTGATGACCCCTGCTGAACTTTCAGAAAAACTATGGGATAACGCCGAGCGCGTAGCTAAATTTCTCCTTCCGAAAGGACATCTGGAGGGGAAAGAGTGGTGCGCAGGCAATACGAACGGTGACTCAGGCAAAAGCCTCAAGGTCAATATCGGCGGTAAAAAGTCATGGGCTGACTTTGCCAGCGGTGACAGCGGTGACCTGCTGGATCTCTGGGTTCTGGTGCGTAACTGTCAGTTGCATGACGCCATGCGAGAAGCGAAAGAGTTTCTTGGCCTGAAAGACGACGACCACCACTTTGAAGCGAAGAAAAAAACGTTCTCTCGTCCGACGAAGAAGGGCGTTAAATCGGCCAGTAAATGCTACGACTATCTCGCTTCGCGTGGCATTACCCGTGAAACTGCCGATCGTTTTAAAGTGACAGACGCGGTGGTCTGGTACCACGATGAAAACCGCGAGGTGCCTGCCGTGGCATTCCCGTACATTCGGAACGGTGAACTACTGCAGGTAAAACGTATTGGTACCGAAAGGCCAAACGGCAAAAAGCTGATCATGGCTGAAGCTGATTGTGAACCATGTCTGTTTGGCTGGCAGGCGCTGGATAAAAACACCCGTCTGGTGGTGCTGTGCGAGGGTGAGATTGACTGCATGACCTTCACGCAGCTCGGCTATGATGCCCTGTCTGTTCCCTTTGGCGGCGGTAAGGGGGCCAAACAGCAGTGGATTGAATACGAGTATCACAACCTCGATCGCTTCCAGGAAATCTGGCTGTGTCTGGACAACGACGATGTAGGCCGTGAAGCTGCAAAAGAAATCGCCAGACGTCTTGGTGAGCATCGTTGCCGCATGGTTGAACTGCCGCACAAAGATATCAATGATTGCCTGATGAACGGCATGGACAGCGAATCCATTCTGGAATACATGGAGCGCGCTAAATTCTTCGATCCCGATGAGCTTTGCTCTGCAGGGGATTTGCTTCAGGAAACTATCGAGGCATTCGAACATCGGGATACTGGCCTGTTTACAAGCCCATGGACTTCGCTGAACAACAACTTTAAGTTCCGTGCCGGTGAACTGACCCTCGTCAATGGCGTGAATGGGCATGGCAAAACAGAGCTCGTTGGACATATCGCGATTGATGCGATGAGTCAGGGCGTCAGGACCTGTATTGCTTCTCTGGAGCTTAAACCAGGCAAAATGCTTGCCCGACTCACGCGGCAAACCATCTGCACTTCCTCACCGAAACGTGAAGAAATCATTATGACCAACGAATGGTTTTCTGACCGCCTTTGGGTATTCAAACTTACCGGAACGGCCAAAGCAGACCGGCTGCTTGAGATTTTTGCCTATGCCCGGCGTCGCTATGGCATTGAGCTGTTCGTCATAGATAACCTGGCTAAATGTGGGTTAGACGAAGAAGACTACACAGGTCAGAAGGACTTCATCGATACGCTTTGCGACTTCAAGAACGAGCATAACTGTCACGTCCTGCTGGTTACCCATGCCAGAAAAACAAACGACTCCGCTCCAACCGGAAAGATGGACGTAAAAGGCACCGGTGCTTTAACGGATATGCCCGACAACGTGATGGCCGTCTGGCGCAACATTCCACGCGAGCTGGCGCAGAGAAAAGCGGACCGTATGGGTTATGAGAGCCTCGACAAAGACGAACAGGCCGCAATCAATCTTCCCGCCTCGATGATTCGCTTGTTGAAGCAACGAGAAGGGGAGGGATGGATCGGAGATATCGGAGCCAACTTTGACTCTCGCTCTCACCAGTTCCTGGAGGGCGAGAAAAAACCATTTAACTACCTGGTCGGTAAGCCGCAAAGCGAGCTTGATCTCGAGTGGGAAGCCAGCAACGTGACGAGGGTTTGAGATATGAAACTGGAAGCATCGTTAAAACACTTTAGCCCTCAGGGCATGCACATCAGCGACGACGTGAAAGGAACCTCTCCGGACCGCCTTACAGGAACAGATGTAATGGCGGCGATTGGCACCACCAGCAGCCGTGCGCGCTTCGGCCTGGCTGCTTTCTTCGGTAAGACCGGGATCAGCAAAAGCGATGAGCAACTCGCTGTACAGGCGCTGGCACGATATGCGATAGATGCCGCACCGAAGAATGTTCGCAAAGCCGCTGGTGGGCAGTTTGGATGGTGCATGCAGATGTTGGCACAATTTGCCTTTGCTGATTACTCCCGTTCGGCAGCTACCAGCGTGACATGTCATAGTTGCAGCGGAACCGGGTTTATCTCCGGGAAAGAGGATGTGGTTAAACATCCTGGGATTTTCGACGCCGACGGTGCCGAAGTGGTGGCCCCGAAGATTAAAAACGAACTGGTGAAAAGGGTTTGCGGAACATGCGAAGGAAAGAAAGTGATCCTTGCACGGTGCAGGTGTGGCGGTAAAGGCGAAGTGTTGGATCGCAAAGCCACAAAAGACAGCGGCGCACCGGTTTTTAAAACGTGTGAACGTTGCTCTGGTAATGGTTTCTCTGTTGTGTCCTCGGCGACGGTTCACCGCGCCATTCTGAAGCGCCTCCCTGATCTCCATCAGTCCTCATGGTCACGCAACTGGAAACCCTTCTATGAAATGCTGGTTGATACACTGCGGCAGGGGGAGAGTCACGCAGCTGTAGAATTCGAGAAAGCAACAACTTATTAATATGATCGGAGCAAATGGCGACACTTTTTTGCACGTTAGAGTTGACTTTGCATAAAACTGTCCTGTATGCTTTCCATCGTGGGATATTACGCCTGCACGACATCAAACCCGCCTCGGCGCGGGTTTTTTTATCCCCTTCAAGGTTTTTACTCAGCACGTTTGCTATGTTGTGTTTTTTAACTGAGGGTCAGTTGATGAGCACAGATGAAAGCCTGTTAAGTAGGGTTCAGGAAGTACGGATCGTTGAAGATGTAGAGGAAGTTAACCTGGGCCTTTCTAAAGGTTGGGTAATTCTGATGATTACCGAGAATACTACTATCTGGGATGACGGCAGCAAAAGCAGTCGTATTACATATCACATGGGCAAACCGAAAACATTGCCGATCTGAATATCCAAGATAAAAAATAAAGTTAACTCTTATATAGGTCACCTCGTGGTGGCCTTTTTCATTTCAGACTCACGGGTATCACTCACTGCGTGCTTTGTTGATAAATCCAGCCCGTGAAGCCTGCTCCCTTACTACAAACAGCACCCGCTAACTATGCGAGGTGAGGCTATGAAAATGAATGACAAGAACCCTGAATTCTGGGCTGCGGTTTTGACCGGACTCAAAAATGCGTGGCCCCAGATTCTGGGGGCGTCAATGGCCGGACTCATTGCCTATGGTCGTCTGATATATGACGGTGCAACACGAAAAAATAAATGGCTTGAGGGCGTCCTTTGTGGCGCCCTTTCTTTATGCATCACCAGCGCGCTTGATGTGGTTGGCCTTCCTGTATCGATATCACCGTTCGTCGGTGGTGTGATTGGATTCGTCGGCGTAGACAAACTGCGCGAAATCGCTATCAGCGCACTCAAAAAAAGGGCAGGGGTGACCGATGACAACCAGTAATGTTTCCCGCGGTATCCGTAATAAAAATCCCGGCAATATCCGCTGGGGTGACGAATGGCAGGGCCTGACACCAAAAACACAGCGCACCGATAAATCATTTTGCCAGTTCACCACGCCTGAGTATGGTATCCGGGCGATGATCATCATCCTGCGCAACTACCAGCGCAAGCATGGTCTGAACACTGTAAGCGGTATTATCAAACGCTGGGCACCGCCAAACGAGAACAACACACAGGCGTATATCAACAGCGTGGCTAAGGCGACGGGCGTTACCCCAGACCAGCGCATTGATACCAGTGACAATCGTTTCATGATGAAGCTGTTACAGGCCATCATTAAGCACGAAAACGGTAGCCAGCCTTACGGCTTCGATACGTTTGTTCGCGCGGTCGAGTTGGCGGGATAATCTGCATTGAAAGTGCGAACCCTTCCGGCTGGGCATAACATAAAACCCTGCGTTTTAGACAAAACATTCTGAGCCTCGTGATTACGGGGCTTTTTTACATCTGAATTCACCGCGCACCGCAGCGCATTCAATCACGTCGACCCCAACCCTTTGGAATGAGCCTTTGAGGAGTCAGTTAGTGCTGGCGAGCCTCGACGGGCTGATCTCCTGTGCGGCAAAGGTTCATCTCAAAGTAAGGTAAACGCTATGCATTATCCAGCAACAGTAGAAGTTACGTTTAAAGGTGACGTACTGACCACCATTCAGGATGGCGGCGTCGAGTATGTTGCGATGAAGCCAGTTGTGGAAAGTATTGGTCTTGACTGGGCTTCACAGACAGTAAAGCTGAACAAAGATCGGGAGAAGTATGGGTGTTGTGATATCGCAATACCTTCAAAAGGCGGCATTCAAAACATGCTCTGCATCCCACTTCGCAAACTCAACGGCTGGCTGTTCAGCATTAATCCTAACAAGGTGAAAGTCACAATCCGCAACAAGCTAATCTCTTACCAGGAAGAATGCTTTGCCGTACTGCATGACTACTGGACGAAAGGCATTGCTGTTAACCCTCGCAGGTTGAGTGTAATGGAAGAGCTCAATCAGGCCTGTGCGGACATGAAGCGCGATAAAGGGATTGCAAGTCTTTTCGGCACCGGACTGAATGAGTGGAAGGGCGTAAAGGCTGCGCATGCATCGAAAATTAAAACACTGGTTGATGAAGCTAACGGGTTGATTGAATTCTATCTTGCGAATACTGGCAAGGGGAGGGTCACCAGAACATGACTGTCGCGCTGGTGGAAAAATACTGGAAACCACTGGCGCTGATGTTGCTGGTGACCGTCGCATTCATCGGCGGAAATGCCTGGAGTAACCGCGGCTGGGAAAAGAAGTGGGCGGAACGTGACAGCACTGAATCATCGCAGACTGCGAACGCACAGACCGCTGCCCGCATGATTGAACAAGGGCGCATAATTGCCCGTGATGAGGCTGTAAAAGATGCACAAGCACAAGCCGCTAAATCTGCTGCCACTGCTGCTGGCCTGTCTGCCACTGTTAGCCAGTTGCGTACCGAAGCAACAAAGCTTGCCGCCCGCCTGGACGCCGCAAAGCACACCTCAGATCTTGCCGCTGCCGTCAGAAGCAAAACAGCCGGAGCCAACGCAGGATTGCTTGCCAACATGCTCGGACGCCTTGCAGAAGAGGTTAAACGATATGCTGGAATCGCTGACGACCGCTACAACGCTGGAATGACGTGTGAGCGTGTTTACGACTCGGTAAGAGAGTCGAATAACAAAAGGGTTGAATGATGAATGTCGAAAATCTGACCGAAGCATATTACATCAACAACGGGATAAAAGAGCTACAACGACAGAAAGGCATACTGGAAAGTGGTGATGGGCTTGGTATGACAATTCAGTCTACCTATCAGGATAAAGCCTTTCTCGATGCTATTCGCCCACATGCAGTGGCTGAACTTAATCGCCGAATTGAGGAAAAGAAAGCCGTGCTGGTTGGTTTTGGCATCTCATTCACTTAATGTGATGGGCATTACAGCAGGAGTTAAGTATTCCTGCTGTAGATTACGATAATTTAGAATTGAACCCCGAGCTTCTTACAGAGTCTGGTTAATAGTTCGCCAGTGTTGTAGTAGTCCTGCACCCCAATCGCAGCCCCACACGATGAGCACTGAATAAACATAACCCTATAACGGGACCCAGCTACAACAGTTTCCTTCATTTCAAACCTAGTTGAAGTACATTTAGGACATGTAGTTACAGCCATTAAAAGCTCCTCAAGAGGAAATCAGTCATTCCTCTATAGAATAATTCGCCAACGTCCCACCGCTGGCGGACTGAGAATTCAGATTATCCCCTTTCGTAAACTCATTCAATTGATATGGTTTTTGCGCATCGCACGCGCACATCAAAGAGAGTCTTTCAGTAGTGAGCCTGGGTAATCCGTTAACTCTTGGCGGCTTTGCCGTGCGACAGGCTCACGTCTAAAAGGAAACGTATCATGAGTAACGAAATCATTACGCTATCTGGCGCAGCTGCTGACGTGCTGTATGCGCTGTTTTTCCGCGGCGCATTGCTGTCTGGTGACCTGCCGTCTAAATCTGGCACAGCCGAATTGCGCGAGCTGGGTTTTGCCGAAACCCGCCACACCGCAACTGAATACCAGAAAGAAAATCACTTTACCTTTCTGACATCAGAAGGGCAGAAATTTGCCGTAGAACACCTGGTCAATACGCGTTTTGGTGAGCAGCAATATTGCGCTTCGGTGACTCTTGGCGTTGATATTGATACCTCCGCTGCACAGAAGGCAATCGACGAGCTGGACCAGTGTATTCGTGACACCGTCTCCTTCGAACTTATTCGCAATGGAGTGCCATTCATCAAGGACGCCACTATTGCAAATGGTGCTATCCACGCAGCGGCAATCGAAACACCTCTGCCGATGACCAATATCTACAACATCAGCCTTGGTATCCAGCGTGATGAGCCGGTGCAGAATAAGGTAACCATCAGCGCCGACAAATTTGAAGTTAAATCTGGCGTTGATACCAATCTCGAAGCGGTGCTTGATAACGCGCTGAAAAATGCTGCTGAATGTGCGGCGCTGGATGATTTAGCGAAAACGATCCGCAAAGCCATTCACAATGAATGCTTAGCTGGTGGAATTATTTGGCAAAGATTCAGCCGATAGTCTGCGGAGGTTATATGCAGGTCACTATTGATGGTGTCCCATACGCACCCGCCAGCCTCGGTTCATCACGGATCGGCATTGCTATAACCACACATCAGCGCGCCGAAGTCCTGAAGCGGGCGCTTGAACAGCACATGAAGCACCTGCCAGCCGGTGCGCTGGTGGTGGTAGTCGATGATGGTTCAAAACCTGCAGCGGTAGTCCCCCACGGCGTGCAGTTGCTTCGCCATGAAACATCACTCGGCATTGTTGCTTCGAAGAACGCCAGCCTGTCAGCCCTGATGGATGCCGGGTGCGAGCATCTTTTTCTGTGGGATGATGATGCCTGGCCCATCGCCGATAACTGGCACCTTCCCTACATCGAATCACCAGAGCCACACCTGGCTTACCAGTTTCTCGATCTTGCTGGCACGAACAAGCTGAATGACCTTTCGGAGCTTTACCGTGACGATCAGCATGTGGCTTACACCGGGCAGCGCGGCGTGATGCTTTATTACCATCGCAGCGCCATCGAGAAGGTAGGCGGATTCGATCCGGTTTATGGTCGCGGCATGTACGAACACAGCGACCTCGCCTTGCGCATCCATAACGCTGGACTGACTACGTGGGCTTACGCTGATGTCCTCGGTTCAGACAAGCTGATTCATTCCCTCGATGAGCATGAAGCGGTGGAGCGTTCGGTACCGAGGCCCGACCGCCAGGCGCTGGTGGAACGTAATGTGAAGATCCACAACGAACGACGTGATACCGGCTTTACCGGTTACGTTGAATATCGGCGTCAGCGCGACGTGGTTATCACTACGCTACTGACCAGCCAGCCTGACCCTCAGCGCGGTACGAAAATGACGGCCTCGCCTGACATGCTGACCAAATGGGCGGCCTCGCTTCGGAATTGTGGGCGTATTGCGCTGGTGGATGAATTACTGACGGCTCCGGCAGATGTTGAGCTGTATCTCGTTCCTGACGTAAAGATGAATGTCTATTTCCGGCGCTGGCTGCACATCTGGCAGCACCTGCGAGATCATCCTGAATACCGGTTCGTCTGGTGTACTGATGGCACCGATGTCGAAATGCTTCGCGCGCCGTGGGAAGAAATGCAGCCCGGGAATGTTTACGTCGGTTCTGAACCGAAGACATACGCCGACACCTGGGCGAAACAGAATCATCCTGAGCGTATCTATCAGGAATTCATTGAAGCGCACCGCGGCGATGTGATGCTTAACGCTGGTCTGCTGGGTGGCACCCGCGCTGATGTAATGGCGTTCGCTCACGGCATCATCCGTCTTTACTACCGGATCGAGAGTTATCGTTTCTGGAAGAAAGAACAGGTTGGCGCCGCGGTGGGTGACATGCTGGCGTTCGGTATTGTCGCGCAGTCATTCTCTGACAGGCTGGTCACCGGCCCTCTGGTACATACCGTTTTCAAAACGGATGGCATCGGGAAAGAGGTGGCATATTGGAAACACAAGTGAAGTACGTGGTAGTTGGTCACCATTCCCGTTTTGCCTCAGCAGCTTTGCTAGCTGGTGAACTTAGCGCACACCTTCTTATTGATGAAGGGAATCATGGTGCAAACTGGAATCACCGGCGCGCTATCGAATGGGCTGCTGAGCAACCTTGCCGTGTAGTCGTGCTGGAAGATGATGCGCTGCTGGTGCAGGGATTCACCGAAAAGGTAACTGACTGGCTGGTGCGTTTCCCTGACGACATGTTGAGCTTTTATCTCGGTACCGGCCGACCGCCACAGTATCAGATGCAGATTGCTGAGCGGCTAATAGTGGCTGATAAGACTCGCGCTGATTACATCACGCTGTCGAGACTCATTCACGGAGTTTGCTACAGCGTCCCGCCTGAGCATGTGCAGCGCGTGTTATCCCGCTGGGATAACAGCAAGCCCGCCGATTACGCTGTGGGTGATGCATGGGGTGGCTCAGTGATCTATCCGTGTTACTCGCTGGTGGACCATGCAGATGGTGAACCGGTTGAACGTCACCCTGACTCAGCGCCACGCACAGAACGCCGCAGGGCGTGGAGGTTAGCTTGATGCCTGCGTTAATACCGAGAGCATGCCGCAAGCGTGGCTGCCCTGGCACAACCACTGACCGCTCAGGTTATTGTCCCAAGCACCTTAACGAAGGCTGGCAGCAGCATCAGCGAGGACAGAGCAGGCATCAGCGAGGTTATGGCAGCAAGTGGGACAGGCTGCGCCCAATCGTTCTCGACAGAGATAAACACCTTTGTCAGGAATGCCTGCGAAATGGAAGGTATACACCCGCTGAGACGGTGGACCACATCAAACCGAAAGCTCATGGCGGTACTGACGATCTCTCTAATCTGGAATCAATTTGTCGCGGCTGCCATAAAGCCAAGACAGCACGCGAGCGCCTGAACAGAAATTAAGTAACGAGGTGAAGATGACTGAATCGAAACATGGTTCATGGCTTCCGCACGCCCATGCTGCCTGCATAGTGGATGGATGCGAGTTATCGGTACGATCCCGTAACAGCCACTACTGTGAAAAGCACTACATGCGCGTCCGGCGTCATGGAACGACAGAGAAGCTCAGCACAAGAAAGGATGGCAAGCTGGAGCACACTGGCGGATATCTGCTGGTGTATGCGCCCGATCATCCTTTGGCATGTGGGAGTCCTCGTGTTTACGAGCACCGTAAAGTCTATTACGACAAACATGGGGCTGGACCGTTCCGTTGTAACTGGTGCGCGAAAACCGTTGGCTGGGACACCCTTCACATCGACCACCTCGATGACTGTAAGACCAATAACGAGCCTGACAATCTTGTGCCAAGTTGCCCTGTGTGCAATCAGAAGCGAGGCGTAGACAAGATGAGAAGGACAATGCGAGAGAACTCCGATCGCAGATATACCGCTCATGGTAAGACGATGTGCCTTAATGAATGGGCTGATTACCTGGGGATTTCGAGAAATTCGATTGAGTACCGACTGAAGGCGGGCTGGGATATTAACAAAGTATTCAGCCCTCGCATTGGTAACAGTGGTCCCCCGAGCCGGAAACTGGCTAAAATCGTGCATGAGTCGGTTAAATGATATCTGCTCTCACTTGCGCGGTCTGGGGAGGGCGGGTAAAAACCTCAGGGAAATCAGCCTAAAGGACCGCCGCCTAGCCTTTCTTCACATCGCCGCAGGTTAGAAAACTTTTTTTTGGGGTACCCCAGCCGATGATTAATAGGAGTTTTCGATTATGTCTGGACCGCCGAAAACCCCTACCCATCTGCGTTTGGTGAGGGGTAACCCATCCAAACGACCAATCAACAAAAACGAGCCGCAGCCACCTAAAGGGGTCCCCCCAGTTCCCAAGCATTTCGACAAGCAGGGGAAGTACTGGTTTAAGCGGATGGCCGAAGAACTTGATGCCATTGGCGTCATATCTCAGCTGGATGCCAGGGCTCTGGAGTTGCTGGTAGAGGCATATACGGAATACCGCCATCATTGTGAAACGCTGGATCGGGAAGGTTATACCTATGCGGTATACAGCGATGATGATGCTGATGAAGGGAAAGAGCGTGAAATACGCATGATCAAGCCGCATCCGGCAGCCATGATGAAAGCTGATGCCTGGAAGCGACTTCGCGCGATGTTAGCGGAGTTTGGTATGACTCCTTCCAGCAGGTCTAAGGTCAGTAAAGACAAACCAGACGATGATGACCTGTTAAGTCAATTTCTTAATTCGAGGGACTGATGGCTAAAGTTTCTGATGGCATACGTTACGCCGAACGCGTCGTTGCCGGGGAGGTTATTGCCTGTGAATTTGTCCGTCTTTCCTGCCAGCGATTTCTTGATGATCTGAAGCACGGTGGAGAACGTGGCATCTATTTCAGCGAGCCCCGCGCACAACATATCCTCAATTTCTATAAATTCGTGCCTCATGTTAAAGGAGCACTGGCAGGACAGCCGATTGAGTTGATGGACTGGCATGTTTTCATTCTGATCAATATCTTCGGATTTGTTATACCTCTGATAAATGAACAGACAGGTGAAGTTGTGCTGCGTAACGACGGCAGCGGTCGGCCGGTGATGGTTCGGCGCTTCCGTACGGCAGATGTTGAGGTGGCCCGTAAAAATGCCAAATCAACACTTTGCTCCGGCGTGGGGCTTTATATGGCTGGTGCTGACGGCGAGGGCGGTGCGGAGGTTTATTCCGCTGCAACCACCCGTGACCAGGCACGAATTGTTTTTGAAGACGCGAAAAATATGGTCAAGAAGGCGAAAGCCACGCTTGGGCGGATCTTCGAATTCAACAAGCTCGCTATCTACCAGGAGCAAACGGCCTCCAAATTCGAGCCTTTATCATCAGATGCGAACAACCTCGACGGCCTGAACATCCACTGTGCCATCGTCGACGAGCTGCATGCTCACAAAACCCGTGACGTCTGGGACGTTCTGGAGACGGCAACCGGCGCTCGTCTGCAATCGCTGCTTTTCGGTATCACCACCGCCGGTTTCAACAAAGAAGGCATCTGCTACGAATTGCGTGATTACGCCATCAAGGTGCTGCGTGGGCTGGTAAAAGACGATACGTTTTTTGCCATCATCTACACCTTAGATGAAGGTGACGATCCCTTTGATGAAAAAGTCTGGCAGAAGGCGAATCCGGGGCTGGGTATCTGTAAGCGCTGGGATGACCTGCGCCGCCTGGCTAAAAAGGCGAAAGAGCAGGTTTCGGCCAGAATTAACTTTTTCACCAAGCACATGAATATCTGGGTTACCGCTGAGTCAGCCTGGATGGACATGATGAAATGGGAGAGATGCGAGTTTATCGCCCCGCAGCACGAACTGAAAACCTATCCCTCCTGGGTGGGCGTTGACCTGTCAAACAAAATTGATATCTGTGCGGCCGCGAAAGTCTGGCGGGCGCCAGATGGCCACGTTCATGCGGATTTCAAATTCTGGCTACCGGAAGGACGCCTTGAGAAATGTTCACGCCAGATGGCAGAGCTCTATCGTAAGTGGGCCGGGATGGGCAAACTGATCCTTACCGACGGGGATGTAATCGACCATGCTCAGATTAAGGAAGAGCTACAGCTGTGGGTTGCTGGCGAGAGCCTGAAAGAAATTGGCTTCGACCCGTGGAGTGCGACGCAGTTCAGCCTTGCGCTGGCAGAAGAAGGGTTGCCGCTGGTGGAAGTGCCGCAGACGGTTCGCAATTTCTCTGAGGCGATGAAAGAGGTCGAAGCGCTGGTATACGGTGGCCGCTTCCATCACAGCGATCACCCGGTGATGAACTGGATGATGTCCAACGTAACCGTCAAACCGGACCGGAACGAGAACATATTCCCGAATAAGTCCACACCTGAGGCCAAGATTGATGGCCCTGCGGCCTTGTTCACAGCAATGAGCCGCGTTCTGGTTAACGGTGGCAACGACCAGCAGGATCTCTCCGGATTCTTCAATAATCCCATCATGGTAGGTTTCTGATGAAAAAAAACAAACGGCCAGGCAGGGTTAAAAGTGCTCTGCTTAACTGGCTTGGTGTGCCTATCAGCCTGACTACCGGCACGTTCTGGGAGGAATGGTTTGGTACCAGCAGCAGCGGAAAGGTGGTAACGGCCGATAAAGCCATCCAGCTATCGGCTGTGTGGGCATGCGTAAGACTGTTAAGCGAGTCTATTTCAACCCTTCCGCTGAAAATATACGTTCGACAGCCTGACGGTTCGCGTAAAGCGGCAACCGATCATCCGGCCTATTCGATACTGTGCCGCCGACCCAATTCAGAAATGACACCATCACGCTTTATGTTGATGGTGGTCGCCAGTATTTGCCTGCGCGGGAACGCCTTCATTGAGAAGAAATTCATCGCAAACCGCCTGGTTTCGCTGGTGCCTTTGCTGCCGCAGAACATGGTGGTTAAACGTCTCACGACCGGGGCGCTGGAATACAAATACACTGAAAACGGTAACGAGAGAGTCATTCCCGTCAAAAACATCATGCACATTCGCGGGTTCGGTCTTGACGGTGTTTGCGGCATGATGCCGATGAAAACAGGCCGGGATGTGATTGGTTCTGCAATGGCGGTTGAAGAGTCCGCGGCGAAGATATTCGAACAGGGCCTGCAAAGTTCAGGGTTTCTCTCTTCTGATAAAGCCCTGGATGATACTCAACGTGAAAAACTTCGCGGTTACATGGCGGCGTTTACAGGCTCAAAAAACGCCGGGAAAATCATGGTGCTTGAGGGAGGCTTGACGTACCAGGGCGTAACCATGAACCCGGAAGATGCTCAGATGCTCGAAAGCCGCGCCTTTAGCATTGAGGAGATCTGCCGCTGGTTTCGCGTTCCGCCTTTCATGGTCGGTCACACCACGAAGCAAAGCAGCTGGGCATCCAGTCTGGAGGGCATGAACCTCCAGTTCCTGACGCACACCCTGCGCCCCCTGCTGGTGAACATAGAGCAGGAAATAGGACGGTGCCTGCTGGACAGCGATGATGAGGTGTTCGCGGAGTTCTCTGTAGAAGGACTGCTGCGCGCCGACAGCGCGGGCCGTGCTGCGTACTATACCAGCGCGCTCCAGAATGGGTGGATGTCCCGCAATGACGTGCGCCGTCTTGAGAATATGCCGCCGATTGAAGGGGGTGACATTTACACCGTTCAGCTCAACCTGACGCAACTGAAAAATCTCGAAAGCAGCAATCCTGCTGTTCAGGCTCTGGCCCTGAGAGAACTGCATAACCACGTATTCCCCGATATTTCCTTTGAACAATCTCCGCTGAAACAGGCCGCTTAGGAGCACTTTCCTGATGAGCAAAAAACAACTTCCGGCAGCACCGGCGGGTCGCCCCTGCGCGCGAGTCACCTGTGAAACTTTACCCTCCGCCCTGGATCGCTGGGATGGCGGGATCAAAGCGGCGGCCACCGACGACAACAGTATTTCTGTTTTTGATGTGATCGGGCAGGACTACTGGGGTGAAGGCGTAACAGCCAAACGTATCGCCGGTGCGCTACGGGCAATGAATGGCGCCGACGTCACGGTCAATATCAACTCCCCTGGCGGTGACATGTTCGAAGGCCTGGCAATCTACAACCTTCTACGTGAATACGAAGGCCGTGTGACGGTGAAGGTGCTCGGTATTGCCGCCAGTGCCGCCTCGGTCATTGCGATGGCCGGGGATGATATTCAGATCGGTCGTGGTGCCTTCCTGATGATCCACAACTGCTGGGTCTACGCGATGGGTAACCGCCATGACTTTGCGGAACTGGCACAGTCTCTGGAGCCCTTCGATAACGCTATGGCAGACATCTACGCGGCGCGTTCCGGCCTTGATATGGCAGCCGTTCAGAAACTGATGGACGCCGAGAGTTATATCGGTGGCAGTGACGCTGTGGCGAAGGGACTGGCAGACAGCCTGCTTTCTGCTGATGCGGTCAGTGATGGCGATGAATCACCCGCGGCCGCGCTTCGCAAACTTGATGCGCTGCTGGCTAAAACCAACACCCCGCGCTCTGAGCGCAGAAAACTCATTAAAGCCTTATCCGGTGGCATGCCTGGCGCTGTCACCATCAACGACGGTACGCCGGGCGCTGCCGAAGATATCAAACCTGAAACCCTCAATTCACTTGAAAGCGCTCTTGCGGCGTTAGTCAAATAAGGACCCTTTATGTCTGAAGTAAACGAAATTCTGAAAAAAGTCACTGCCAGCATTGAAGAGGCAACCGGCAAATTCAACGCGAAAGCAGAAGACGCACTCAAAGAGGCGCAGAAGTCAGGCAGGCTGTCAGAAGAAACAAAAGCTGCCGTTGATAAAATGGCTTCTGAGTTCAACGCGCTGCGTGAAGCTGAAAAAACCCTGAAGGCCGCAATGGGCGAACTGGAGCAACATGTTGCCCAGATGCCGCTGGCAAACGCGAAACAGGTTGTCGAGTCCGTTGGCCACCAGGTGATCTCCGCTGAAGCCCTGAAAACCTTTGCTTCCAGCGTGGAAGGCGGTAAGCGCATCAGCATCCCGGTTAAGGCCGCTCTGACTTCTGTGGATGTGCCTGATGGTGTCGTGGAGCCACAACGCCTGCCGGGTATTGATACTGCACCGAAACAGCGCCTGTTCATCCGCGATCTGATCGCTCCTGGTCGTACGTCCTCCTCAGCTATCTTCTGGGTGCAGCAGACAGGCTTTACCAATAACGCGAAAGTGGTTCCTGAAAATACGCAGAAACCATACAGCGAAATTGAGTTCACGCCGAAAATCACTGGCGTCAGCACCATCGCGCACCTGTTCAAAGCCTCAAAGCAGATCCTGGATGACTTCGCACAGTTGCAGTCCACCGTTGATGCCGAAATGCGCTACGGACTGAAGTATGCAGAAGAGCAGGAAATTCTCTTCGGTGATGGTACCGGCGTTCATCTGCACGGCATCGTTCCTCAGGCGTCAGCGTTCAATCCGGCGTTCACTGTCGAACAGCAGAGCGGGATTGACGATCTGCGTCTCGCAATGTTGCAGGCACAGCTGGCACGCTTCCCGGCGTCTGGTCATGTTCTTCACTTCATTGACTGGGCGCGGATCGAGCTGACCAAAGACAGCCTGGGTCGTTACATTCTGGCGAACCCTGCGGCGCTGACTGGTCCGACTCTGTGGGGCCTGCCGGTTGTTGCAACGGAAGCGGCAGCCTTCCAGGGTAAATTCCTGACCGGTGCATTTAACGCTGGTGCGCAAATCTTCGACCGCGAAGATGCGAACGTGGTTATCTCCACGGAGAACGCCGACGACTTCGAGAAAAACATGATCACCATCCGTTGCGAAGAACGTCTGGCGTTGGCTGTGAAACGCCCTGAGGCGTTCGTGTACGGTTCATTCAGCACCGGCGCGGGTAGCTGATAACTATTGCGGCCTTCGGGCCGCTTTTTTCGGGGCAAACAAATGCTTGATCAGAATGTGGTGAAACAGCATTGCCGCATTGATACCGACTTTACGGATGATGATGCTCTGCTGGAGATTTACACAGGTGCAGCGGCCCGGTACGTCCAGACATGGACACGGCGAACGCTCTATGAAAAGGAAAGCAGCCCTGGCTACGCTGACGATCCGGACCCGATACTGCTCAATGATGATGTTAAGGCAGCCATGCTACTGCTTATCGGTCACTGGTATGCAAACAGGGAATCGGTAGTTATAGGTGAAACCGTGTCTCAGGTTCCATTAGCTGTGGAGGCTCTTCTTCAGCCTTACAGGATATATGGCCTATGAGTTCATTGCGTGCTGGCGAGCTTGATAAACGCATAGTATTACAAAAACTCGAAATTCAGCGAGGTCCACTGGGAGAGCCGCTTCCAGGTGGCCCCGTCGTGGTCGCTACTGTTTGGGCCAGGGCTGAGAATGTTTCTAACAGAAAAATTCGCACACTGGATCAACAACAGGTTGTTGAAACCTGGTTATTCACTATCAGGGTGCGTTCAGACGTCCAGACTGACTGGAAAATAGCGTGGAATGATGATGTCTATACAGTTCGCGCCGTTGATCGTAGCAAGTCTGATCGATGTGTAATAACGGCTGAACGGGATATACGACATGATAGAACAGGCAATTAAAATCTCGCTTGAGCGTCTTTCCGGGATGACTGTTTATCCTCTTCTTCTACCAGACAGCGAGCAAAACGGTATTACATTCCAGCGGATATCAGACCCGGAAGTTGAAACGGGAATGGTACGAACAGGGCTCATTGCTGGTCGTTTTCAAATCTCAATGTACAAAGTGGATGATTATACTGGGCTGGTGAAACTGGATAAGGCTATCTGGTCTCAATGGAAAAGTATTGTCCACGGAGAGCTTGAAGGTTATCCCGTTCAGTACATTCAGCGTGGGAATATACTTCAGGACAAAACAACCCTTACCAGCAATCAGGTTCAGTACAGGCTTACCCGAGATTTCGTGCTTTATTTTTATGAGGAATCATCATGATTCGCATGGAAGTTAAAGGGCTTCAGGAACTCGAACGCCAATTACTTTCCCTTGGGGAAAAGGTTGGTACGCAGGTTTTACGGGAGGCCGGGAAAGCTGCACTTGAGCCCGTTCTGGAGGATATGAAAGCGCATGCTGGTTACGACGAATCAGCGAAAGATGAGCACATGCGCGATTCAATTAAAATCCGCTCATCCTCTTCGAAAGCAAAGGGCAATGCAGTTGTATATCTTCGCGTTGGCCCGAGTAAAAAACACTTCATCAAAGCGTTGGCTCAGGAGATGGGAACCGTAAAGCAAGTCGCAAGTCCCTTCATTCGTCCGGCGCTCGATTATCAGAAAGCGAAAGTTCTGCGCATCCTTGCGATAGAAATACGCGACCGAATTGAAAACCACCGGTAGCGCTCGCTGCCACCTTCAAAGAGAGAGAAATTATGGCTGATAAAACTTCGCCAGAGTACGCGATGCTGCCTGCTGGCACCGTCGTTATGTGGGGTGCTGCGGGCAGCGACGTAGCAACAATGAAACCACTCATTAACTGTAAAGCGCTGGGCGCTACAGGACAGACGGGCAGCTTTGTAGACTGCACTACGCTGATCGATACCAGTAAACAGTTTATCTCTGACCTGCCTGAAGGCCCTGAAAAATCGCTGGGCTTTATTGACGATCCAGCCAACCAGGACTTTGCTGATTTCCTCAACGCAGCAGAGAACCGGGAAACCGTACAGTTTTACGTTGAGCTGCCAAATGGTCGAACGGCGAACATGATTCTGGCCCTTTCTGGCTGGCAGATGAATGAAATTACCGCCCCGGCAAGTGAAGTCATTCAAATCACTGTTCAGGGAAAACAGAACAATATTACCTGGGGTACGGCTGCCGGCAGCTGATCAGGGCATTACTAACTGGCCACCTCCTGGTGGCCTTTTATTATCTAATTCTCAGGAAAAACTATGTCTACCATCGATGTTTCTGCACTTAAATCCGCACTTCTGAAGCCTAAAAGCGCCGTTGTTACCGCCGAAATTTTTGGAACCACCGTTTATCTACGCCGCATGACGGCGGGAGAACTCATCGATCATGAAGAAGCGCTGCGAGACAGTCAGATTGCAGAAGATGCGCGTAAAGCTTCAGAGATCAGTGTGCAGTTGATCGTCGATTGTCTTGTCCATCCCGATGGCAGCCTAATCGCAGCTGAAGACAAACCTACCGCAGCCGAGCTACTCCAGACTCATGACAACGTGGCGCTCCTTGATGCAATCGCCACTGTAAAAAAACATGCGCTGGGCAAGCTTGAAGACGCGGAAAAAAACTAACGAGCTCGCCCTGGCTTGAGCTGATTTTCTGGCTGGCTGACCGCTGGGGCGAGCCTGACCCTTCAAAGATAGCTTCACTTCCGGCAGAAACTCTTTTTCACTGGCGCGCGTACTTTCTGCGTACTGGTGCCATAAGCCGACCCGGTGATGAGATTTCTCCGACTCCTGAAACCCCGCCTCCTGCTGTAGTCAGTAATGTTGACGATCAGTGTGCGGCAGTAATGAGAGCGTTAATGTAATGGCTGACGTTGCTTCCCTCGCCGTCGGGCTGCATCTCAACGCAGCCAATTTTAAATCTCAGCTGATGGGTGCATACGGTGATGCTGAGAACTCATCAAAGCGTTTCAACCGTAACGCACAGGAAGATGCTAAAAAGACAGATGAAGCCTATTCCCGGATGGGGAAAACCATCGCGGGTGTTGCTGGTCGCCTGGCGGGATTTGCCGGTGCCGGTTTATCTCTTGGTGCCATCATTACTACCACGCGTGAATACGGGCAGGCTTTATCCGACCTTTCGGCTATCACCGGTGCTACAGGCATCCAGTTAAAATCACTTGATGAAGCCGCCCAGGAGATGGGGCGTAGCACTGAATACAGTGCGAGCCAGGCGGTGGAAGCCCTGAAATTGATGGCGTCCGCTAAACCTGAGCTTCTTCAGACCGCAGACGGACTTACTGAGGCGACAAAGAGCGCGCTAACGCTTGCCCAGGCCGCAGGATCAACTTTGCCAGATGCAACCCGCACTCTGGCTCTTTCGCTTAACCAGTTCGGGGCCGGGGCTCAGGAAGCGGATCGTTATATTAACGTGCTGGCTGCCGGTGCCAAGTTCGGGGCTTCGGAAATCGCAGATACAGCTGCGGCTATCAAAAATGGCGGTGTGGCTGCTGCACAGGCAGGAGTCGGTTTTGAAACGCTGAATGCAGCGATTCAGGTTCTGGCTGAGCGTGAAATCAAAGGTGGTGAAGCAGGCACCTCGCTGAGAAACGTTATTCTTGCCCTTGAGAAAGGTACAGACAAAACCCTGAAACCCTCGATTGTGGGGCTTAGCGGTGCGCTGGAGAATCTGTCGAAGAAAAACCTTTCCACTGCGCAGGCCGTGAAGCTTTTCGGCGTTGAGAATATCAACGCGGCTTCGGTGCTGGTGGACAACCGCAGCAAACTTAATGCCCTGACACAGGCTCTCACCGGCACCCAGACGGCACATGAACAGGCCGCTATTCGTGTGAATAACCTGAATGGCGACATCATGGGGCTGACCAGTGCCTTCGAAGGCATGATCATTAAGATTGGTCAGAGCAGTACTGGGCCTCTGCGTTCCGGCATTCAGTCAGTAACAGACGGTATTAACCTGCTTACCGATAACTTTAACGCCGTAGCGAACGTGGCGCTCTATACTCTGATCCCCGTCATCTCAACGAAGCTCACTGCGGGGCTGAGGGAAAGCGTAAGTGCCTGGCAGCAGAATCAGGCAGCCGTTAAAGCAGCAACAGCGGCTCAGGCTGATGGTGCGCGCAAGACGCTGGAATCTACTGCCGCCACGCTTAAGCGAAATGACGCAGAGTTTGGTTACTACCGTCAGCTGGAAAAGACGGCCAGACAGCATGGTTTGAACGTAAATTACCAGGGAGAGTTTAACCGGCTTATCCGTGAAGAAACCGAGCAAACTAATCTGGCCACTCGTGCAAAAATGCAGTTGGCAGCAGCTAATCGTCAGGTATCTCTGACCGCTCGTGCTGCCTCGGTAGCTGTGGGGCTCGCTCGCGGGGCCCTGGCGCTTGTCGGTGGACCTTTTGGGGCTGCGATGCTGGCAGGCTCCGCACTTCTGTATTTTCATCAGCAGGCGAAGGATGCCCGACAGTCAGCAATTAACCTCAAGGATGCTGTCATTGAAACCACTGCTGCGCTGATGCAGATGTCTGATAAACAGCTGGCCGTTAAGCAGATTGACCTGCAAGACCAGTATGAAAATCAGGTAACTCAGCGTAACCAGCTCATCAAGGAAATTCAGGACGCAGACAGCAGACTAGATAGCCTCGGTGGATTTGACCCATTCCGACAGAAAAAAGGGGTAGAGGACAGTAAGAAACGGGCAGAAGCTGACCTTGAAGCCGTTAATAAAGGGTTAGAGACAACACAGTCTAACCTTGAGAATGTCAGCAAGGCGCGATTTTTGGTCCAGACAGGGATCGCCGATCAAGCAAAATCGCTCGCGAATGACATCAAAAATATCACAGCTCAGACAGCTAAAGCCGGAGAGGGTGTTACCACACCCTGGACCGGTGAAGATACTCAAAAGGCCAGGAAGGAAACGGTCAATCAGTATCTTCAGTTGCGCAGGGAGATCGAAGAAGCTCATGCAACCAGCCTTGGAAAAATTGATCTTCAGGAGAAAGCCAGTCAGGAAAAGCTGATCGCTGCGGCGCGTAAAAATGGAGCAAGCCAGCAGGATCTACAGCGTGCGCTGTTAATGAATGCTGAAAATTATCAGAAGCAACGTAACGAACTTGCTGAGCAGTATTCCCCGGCACGATCGGCCATCAATAAAGAGAAGGAAGCGAGCCAGGAGCTCAAGTCTCTCCTTGATGCACGTTTGCTTACTGAAAAAGAGTACATGGCTGCGCGTGTCACACTGTCACAGGAGACATCCCGACAAATCCTACAGGCCCAGGCTAATGCTCTATCAGCACCACGGCTTGAGCTTGCCGGGGACGTTGATCCGCTTGCCCAGCAAAGGAACCAACTCGTACAGCAGCAAAGTCTGGTAGAGACCTATTATCGCAATGGTGTGCTGAGTAAGCAGCAATACGAAATGCTGATGCAGAAGAGCAGTAAAGATTCTGCTGATGCACAGTATCAGACCGCGCTGGAATTATATCGCTCACAGAGTGACTTCAATAATCTGGCGATCGGACTGGTTGATGCTACCAGGGAGCGAACCACTAATGTCCTGACGGGGCTGCTGACTAATACGCAGACCTTTAAAGAGGGCATGATCAACCTCTTCTCCACGCTTACTCAGTCGATAATTCAAAACCTCGTCGATATGGCAGCGCAGGCGCTCGTAACAAATACCATCCTGAGTTCGATTATGGGTGTCGGTTCGAGTGTACTTGGCGGTGTTAGTGGAAGTACGGCAGGCAGCTCAGGGACAGCAATTGCCGATTACGGGAGCAATTTCCAGTTCAATGCTAAAGGTGGCGTTTATTCCTCCTCAGACTTAAGTGCCTACAGCGGTCAGGTTGTCGATAACCCTACCTTTTTCGCATTCGCGAAAGGGGCAGGAGTAATGGGTGAGGCGGGACCAGAAGCGATCATGCCATTGACCCGGGCAGCTGATGGTTCACTTGGGGTTCGCGCAGTGTCAGGCGGTGCCTCTGAAGGCGCTGCTCCTCAGGTATTCATCACTATCAATGGCGATGGCAGTACGGCATCACAATCATCTGGCGGGCTGGAAAAATTCGGTAAAAGCGTAGGCAATTTTGTCAGAGATGAATACCGAAAGCTGATACAGGCTGATCTTCGTCCCGGAGGGGCAATCTGGAACAGTACAAACGGGAGGCGGTAATGGCGCTGGAAACTTTCAACTGGAGCCCTAGGGTGAATCCTTCTCAGGACGTCACCATGCGTACGCGTGAGGCGCAGTTCGGAGATGGTTACACCCAGACATCCGGTGACGGACTCAACCCTCGCTCACAAAGCTGGGATCTGACCTTTGTAGGTCTGGAATCCTACATCAAGTCGATCAAAGACTTTCTTGACCGCCATGAAGGAACAAAAGCATTTGCATGGAAGCCGCCGCTTGAGGATTTGGGTCTCTATCGATGCAAACAGTACAAGCCCTCCCCAATGGGGGGAGGCAACTGGTCTCTGACGGCAACATTCATCCAGGCATTTAAACCATGAGCTTAAACGCAGACTATCAGAAGCTGGAATCCGGAAACGACGTTCGCCTGATTGAGGTGGACGGTTCTTCTTTTGGACTGACGGACGTTCTCCGCTTTCACAATTACAACATTCCCCACACCGAAGCGGAAATAGTCGCCGCCGGCGGGGATGAGGCCAAGCTCCCGGCGAAACCAATCTGGTGGCAGGGTAATGAATATTCCGCCTGGCCGTATCAGTTGGAAGGGCTGGAGAAATCGACCAGTGGCAGCAATGCGACGCCATCACTGACGGTCGCGAACATCGAAAGCTCTATTTCTGCCCTGTGTCTTGCGTATGACGATTTGCTACAGGCTAAGGTCACTATTCACGACACGAAGGCAAAATATCTCGATGCGAAAAACTTCGCAGGCGGTAACCCTACAGCAGATCCGACTCAGGAGAAAATTCAGGTCTGGTATATCGACGGGAAAACGACCGAGCTTGCTGGCGAAACCATCGAGTTTGTACTGTCCAGCCCTATGGATCTTCAGGGGCAAATGATCCCCACGCGGCAGCTTCATTCCCTGTGCACATGGTGCATTCGTAATAAGTACCGCACAGGCGACGGCTGCGACTATGCCGGTACGCGCTATTTCGACAAAAACAACAACCCGGTAAGCGATCCGTCACTGGATGAGTGCAACGGCACGCTGACGGCCTGCAAACTTCGGTTCGGTGAAAGCAACGAACTCTCGTTTGGTGGGTTCCCGGGTACGTCGCTGATCAGGAGCTGATATGCGTCAGAAAACCATTGATGCAATTATGGCGCATGCCGCCGCTGAATATCCTCGTGAGTGCTGTGGTGTGGTGGCGCAGAAAAGCCGCGTTGAACGTTATTTTCCTTGCCGGAATCTTGCCGTGGCGCCGGAGGAAAATTTTGTCCTCTGTCCGGAAGATTACGCAGCCGCTGAGGACTGGGGTACGGTGATTGCCATCGTTCACAGCCACCCTGACGCCACTACACAGCCGAGCGAACTGGATAAAGCGCAATGCGACGCAACGCTTTTACCCTGGCATATTGTGAGCTGGCCGGAGGGGGATTTACGTACCATCCAGCCGCGCGGAGAACTGCCGCTGCTGGAGCGTCCGTTTGTGCTTGGTCATTTTGACTGCTGGGGGCTGGTAATGAGTTATTTCCGGCAGACACATGGTATCGAGCTCGACGATTACCGGGTGGATTATCCCTGGTGGGAAAACGACTATCCGGAAAACTTCTATCAGGATTGCTGGTACGAGTGCGGTTTCCGTGAATTTGACGGGCCACCGAAACCCGGCGATATGGTGATCATGCAGGTCCAGGCTGATAAGTGGAACCATGCGGGAATCCTGCTGGAGGGTAATTTGTTGCTTCACCACCTGTACGGACATCTGAGTCAGCGCGTGCCGTATGGGGGCTACTGGCAGGAAAGGACGATGAAGATTCTACGTTACAAATCTCTGTGCTAACCTTTGCTCTAAACAAAGGAGAAAAACCATGAAATTTGTATTAAGTGTATTGTTATTGACAGCATTTAATTCATACGCAGGAACTGTAGACGATTATCTGGAACGTCATTCTGAAATAAAATCAAATTCTGTTGCTGAAACTTATGTAAGCCATTACGCCTTTATGATTGCGATGATGGAAGCACAACAAAAGCATAATAGATCTGATAATGAGTTTATTTCTGGTTTACTTTCAAATAATGGCGATGTATATGCAAGATTAGCGGTAAGAAAACTTGCAAATGATTGTTTAACGCAAAGGAGTATTGGTCAATCCGGAGAGTTAAATAATAAAGAATGTAATATTGTGATTAGAGCAAATAAATCAGAATAATAGCTAATAGAAAATCGAGGGTACGATGCAAGAGGTAATGACGCGAATTGAACTAGGTGGAGAACCTGGTAAGATCTTTGGGAAGATACATCATCGCCTTATCAATAAAGTATCAGAAGCTGGAACGGCCCTCGCTAAAACTATCCCCGGATTTGAAAGCTATATGATTAGCAGTAAAAGTCGCGGGCTAACATTTGCCATCTTCAAAGGTAAAAAGAATATTGGAGTAGACGACCTTGGTTTTCCAGTTACAGGAGAGGTCATCAGAATCGTTCCAGTAATAATTGGAAGTAAAAAGGATGGTTTGCTACAGACTATTCTTGGCGCAGTAATTATTGCGGCATCTGCAATTGGCAGTTATTTTGCTCCGGGAAACCCGATTTCTGCGTTTGGATACAAATTCGGTGCAGCCATGATGTTGGGTGGAGTAGTCCAAATGCTTTCGCCTCAACCTGGGGGCCTGGCCAGTAAACAAAGCGCAGATAACCGTGCATCGTATGCGTTTGGCGGGGTGACAAATACCGCCGCACAGGGTTACCCGGTTCCGCTCCTTTACGGCCGCCGGCGAATCGGCGGGGCAATTATTTCCGCCGGGATTTATGTCGAAGATCAGCAGTAGATAACAAACCTTTTTACAAGCCACCCCCGGGTGGCTTTTTTTATGGGCGCGATATGGCTAAAACAATTACCGGACGAAAAGGGGGGAGCTCCAGTTCCCGAACTCCTACCGAACAGCCTGATGATCTGCAATCTGTAGCGAAGGCAAAGATCCTCGTTGCGCTTGGGGAAGGGGAGTTTGCTGGACAGCTAACCGGCAAAGATATCTACCTGGACGGAACGGCGCTGGAGAATGCCGACGGCTCCCAAAACTTCAGCGGAGTGACGTGGGAGTTTCGCGCGGGAACGCAGGCGCAAAAGTATATTCAGGGTATTCCCGGTACCGAAAACGAGATCAGCGTGGGAACTGAGGTATCAAGCGCCACAGCCTGGACGCGAACGTTTACCAATACGCAGCTTTCAGCAGTTCGCCTGCGTCTGAAATGGCCATCGCTTTTCAAACAGGAGGACGACGGTGATCTGGTCGGTTACTCGGTCAATTATGCGATTGACCTGCAGACGGACGGCGGCGCATGGCAGACGGTACTCAATACGAGCGTGACCGGAAAAACGACGTCTGGTTACGAGCGTAGCCACCGTATTGATTTACCGCAGGCTGGAAGCACCTGGACAATCCGCCTGCGCAAGATTACCTCTGATGCCAACAGCGCGAAGATCGGCGACACGATGACGCTGCAGAGCTTCACTGAGGTGATTGACGCCAAATTACGCTATCCAAACACAGCGTTACTCTACATCGAATTCGATTCCAGCCAGTTTAACGGCTCTATCCCGCAGATCTCCTGCGAGCCCCGCGGCCGCGTTATCCGCGTTCCGGATACCTACGACCCTGAAACCCGCACTTATAGCGGTACATGGACCGGTGCGTTTAAGTGGGCATGGACGGATAACCCTGCGTGGATTTTTTACGATCTGGTTGTTTCTGACCGGTTCGGCCTCGGGCACCGTTTGACCGCTGCGAATATTGATAAATGGACGCTTTATCAGGTTGCCCAGTATTGTGATCAGATGGTACCAGACGGCAAAGGGGGCAACGGTACCGAACCACGTTATACCTGCAACGTGTACATTCAGGACCGGAACGACGCCTACACAGTCCTGCGTGATTTTGCTGCTATCTTCCGTGGCATGACCTACTGGGGTGGGGATCAGATTGTGGCCCTGGCTGACATGCCGCACGATGTTGATTACAGCTACACGCGTGCTAATGTTGTTGGCGGTCGATTCACCTATTCGAGCAGTACCACGAAAAGCCGCTACACCACAGCGCTGGTATCATGGTCAGATCCAGGTAACGCCTATGCTGACGCGATGGAGCCGGTATTTGAGCAGGCGCTGGTGGCCCGGTACGGATTTAATCAGCTGGAAATGACAGCCATCGGCTGTACCCGTCAATCAGAAGCGAACCGAAAGGGGCGCTGGGGTATTCTCACCAACAACAAGGATCGCGTTGTTTCGTTTGATGTTGGCCTGGACGGAAACATTCCGCAGCCGGGTTACATCATCGCCGTGGCAGACGAGCTTCTGTCCGGAAAAGTTTTGGGCGGGCGTATCAGTGCCGTTAATGGTCGCGTGATTAAACTTGACCGAGTTGCTGATGCAGTAGCGGGTGATCGTCTGATTCTCAATCTTCCCTCCGGTGCATCACAGAGCAGGACCATTCAGGCCGTGAATGGGGAATCAGTCACAGTCACCACGGCATACAGTGAGACGCCACAGGCTGAAGCTGTATGGGTGGTTGAGTCAGATGAACTCTACGCCCAGCAGTATCGTGTTGTCAGTGTCTCCGATAACAATGATGGTACCTTCTCGATTACCGGCGCATGGCACGACCCGGATAAATATGCCCGTATCGATACCGGAGCCATCATTGACCAGCGGCCGGTGAGTGTGATCCCGCCGGGTAACCAGTCGCCGCCGGCTAACATTGTGATCAGCTCGTTTTCCGTGGTTCAGCAGAATATCAGCGTTGAGACCATGCGGGTGAGCTGGGACCAGGCGCAGAACGCCATCGCCTACGAGGCACAGTGGCGCCGCAATGATGGTAACTGGGTAAACGTGCCGCGCAGCTCCACCAACTCATTTGATGTATCGGGTATTTATGCAGGGCGCTACCTCGTGCGTGTGCGTGCCATTAATGCCGCTGAAATTTCCTCTGGCTGGGGCTACTCCGAAGAGAAAACGCTGACGGGCAAGGTGGGAAATCCGCCGAAACCCGTTGGATTTGCGACAACACCGATCAACTGGGGGATTCGCCTGAACTGGGGATTCCCGGCTAACACAGGGGATACGCTGAAAACGGAAATTCAGTACACCGCGAACAGTGATTTCTCAAATCCTCTTTTGCTGTCGGATGTACCTTATCCGTCTGCCGAATACACCCAACTGGGGTTAAAAGCGGGGCAGGAGTTCTGGTACCGCGCGCAGCTGGTAGACAGAACGGGTAATGAATCAGGCTGGACCGACTGGGTTCGTGGCCAATCCAACGCGAATGCTGACGACTACCTGGGCGATATTGCCGATGACTTCCTGACATCTGCCGACGGTGACCGCCTGACTGGCGACATTGATACCAATCTCGAAGCCGCATTGCAGAACGCGCTGGCCAACCATGCAACCGTGGAACACCAGTGGGCGCAGTACGGCGAAGTGCGCGCGGATATTCTGGTGGTCAAAACGACCATTGCGCAGGTCGATAAAGCCATGGCTGAAATGTCCACGCAGGTGCAGGCGCAGTTCAATGATGTGACTGCCGCGCTGGAGGATAAGCTCACCGCCGTGGTTGATGCGACCGGGGCATCTGCGATTTACACCCTTAAAACCGGGGTTCGAATAAACGGTGTGATGTATAACGCCGGGATGTCGATTGCCGTGCTGGCCGAAGCGGGTAAGCCGGTAGTCACCCGTGTCGGCTTTAACGCCAATCAGTTCGTCCTGATGAGTGGCAGCGGTGATACACAATATTCTCCGTTTGCTTCTGTTAATGGTCAGGTGTTTATCAGTTCTGGCTTCATCCAGGATGGCACCATCACCAACACAAAAATTGGTAATTACATTCAGTCTACCACCTGGGATGGTACCGGTAATGTTGGTTGGCATATCAACAAATCAGGCTATGCGACATTCAATGATGTCACTGTCCGCGGTTCAATTTATGCCAAAAACGGTAATTTTGCATTTAATGGCACCAATAATGCTGTCGTCATCGATGGCAATGGGCTAACGGTCAATTTATCTGGCGGTGGGCGGGTTGTCGTCGGGAGGTGGTCATAATGCCGGAAGGTATTCTGATTGATTACAACGATGGCCGTCCGGTGATGGCAATTACTGCGGGGCTGCGAGCCCCGAGTTTTTGTACATCGTTCTCGGGCTGGTCATCCCAGTTCATGCAGTATCCGGTCAATACGCCACTTGTTGCAGGTTCACAGGTTATCGTGGTGCCAACCAATCCCATTTATATCTATTCCTATGCTGAATTTGATGTGGCCATTATGACCGGCGTCACCCGCAACGGTAATTCCGGGGTAATCATCGGGGCCGAGACAATCGGAGGGAAAAGCATTGTCCCCGACTGGTCAGGTTACGTTATGGAGCTGCTGCCAGCGGCGACGTATAACGAAGGATTACTGGTTTCAAACTCGACTGACTTCACCGCCATATCTAATCAGGCCGCGCTGATGACCTGTGCTTATTCAGGGCGCATTACGGTTAGCGGCAGCGCGCCGCTTCCGGTGGGCGGAATTCCTTTCGGTAAATGGGATAACCCGAATGTGTCGGTAGGGTTTGATGGCGGCAATATTATCGTGCGCGATATTTCCTACTCAGGACGGGACGATGTGGCCGGAACGGCGACGATTGACCTGGTGATATTCAATCAGACCGCACCTGTCGGTGGCGACGGTATCACGATGACCAACGCCGCAGGCCTGGTGACATTCTCCACGCTGAAACGCCCCTTTGTGTATGACCGACAAATCCAGATCACCGATGCCTTCCAGAATATTGGCGGCGGGTTCTGCCAGATAGTCTATACCGGCGTGCAGGTACGAATGATTGGTGGATGGGGAAATATCAGAACCAAAGGCGTGGTCATGTCAGGCGGTAGCGTCAGGTCAGCCTACAACAAAGTGTTTGCTGACCGCAATTCTGGCGCATGGGATATGACCCGAAACAGAAATATCGCCATGCCCATTCTTATTCTTCCGAACATGTACTGAGGAAAAATTATGTCAGCAGGAACCTTAACCCTGACGAATAACTCTGCTGTGGTCGCTGGCAGCGGAACCGCGTTTACCACCGAGGTGGCGGCCGGAGATTTTATTGTTGTTACGGTCGGTGGTGTTCCCTATACGCTTCCGGTTAAGTCCGTGGAAAGTGGTACAGCGTTGACGCTGGTCAGCAATTACACCGGGCCAACCCAATCTGGCGCGGCCTGGTCAGCTGTTCCTCGCGTAGCGCTGAATATGGTCACTGCCGCAATGGTGGTACAGAACACGGAAGCACTTCGCGGACTGAACTATGACAAACAGAACTGGCAGCAGGTGTTTAGTGCCCCAGGCATGATAAATGTGCGGCTACCTGATGGCTCCAGTTTTCCTGGACCGTCGTGGAAATACCTTGCAGACCAGGTCGGTAATATTGATGGCGATACGCTGAAAAGGTCTAATAATTTTTCAGACGTAGTGGACAAGGCGCAATCGCGCTCCAATCTGGGATTAAAAGCACTTGCTGTGAAAAGTGCTGTAGAGCTGAGTGGTGATGATACGACGGGAATACTGCCATTATCGAAAGGTGGTTCCGGTTTTGGGACGACTGCAGGTCTTCGTCAGGCCGCAGTCGTTCACGGTGTTGATGGTGCGTTTGGTTCTATCAACAATATCCTGACGTACTTTAATACTGCAGCCAGCAATGCAGGAGTGTTCTCTTTTCGTGATATTGCTGGTGATGCGACCGCCACATATCAGTGGTCCGCATCTGTGTTGCACCGGACCTCTGATACCTATTCGATTTTTAGCGTAAATCATGCAAACGGTAATGTGAAGGTGGCGAGCGGCTCTGTTTCAGGCGGGATAGCATCCACATTTAACCAGAACACGTTATGGGGTACACGAAACACATCTGTTGATGGTAATGGTTTTATAAAACAGGCATCCCCGATAGTCATCATTCACCGGGAGGGGGCTTATGAGACTAACCATGAATCAGAAGGCTGCGCGGTAGAGCGGATTTCTGTGGGTGAATACCTTATCACTGGCTGCATTGGCCTGAATGCTGATGCTGTATGGGGTGGTATCGATGGCGGTTTTGAAATACCGGTCGACAGAAACAAGCAACCCCGCATCTGGCTGGACTACAAAGTCAATGCTGATGGCTCGGTACTGGTCAGAACGTATCACCGGGTTCATTCCTCAGCGCCGCCGTTTGCTCAGAACCGAATAGGGAACACTGATATTGACGGCGTGTTTACTGAGACTGTGGCGGACGGTGAGCCAGTCGATATACCGGCTGATTCATATGTGTCAGTGCGTGTGGAAATGCCGGAGGACAGTATCTGGAATCAGATGCAGAAAGCGACACGTGAGGCGATCGAAAAAGCTGAACGTGAGCGCCAGCAAAATCAGCCGGATATCCAGCTATAAAATTGATAGTTGCCGCAACCACACCGTATGCAAGAGCATGATTGCGGCTGACTGGCTCACGTCCGATAGTGCGAGTATTGAATGATTGCCAGCCGAAGTGGAGTTTACCTGCGGATTAATGAACAAACCAGTCGTCCGCGTTTTCCCAGGCATCTTGCAGTGCTTCCTGAACAAATGCCTTAGCGTCTTCTTTATCGGTGGATCGCAGCACAGATAATCCATCATTGCTGGCTGATTTGACAATGACCTCCACGTCCTCATAACGCTTACTGACCCGGCGTGTCATTTCCTGTTTTAACGCTTCTACAGACCCCTTTGGCATTTTGCTGATTTTTTCTTTCGAAATGCTTATTTCGATACGCATAACTGCACCCCTCACAACTGTTTAGATGTACAGTTATTATTGGCTGGTTATTTATACAGTGTCAAGATAGATAACGAGTCATGCGCGGGTGGTTTTCTTGGGGCATATTTGGGACAAAAATGTCTGCTGTGGGGCATTTTGGGGCATGATTGGGACGTTATAACACATATGAACTTTACCGAACTTCATACGATGTCAATTTTTAATGTGTTGAATATACTAAAGAAAACACATGCTCTTGGGCGTTCTTTAGTGATTTTTAAAATACCCGCGTCACGCAGTTAAA